TGACGAGTAGCAGCAGGAATTCCATAGTCGCGAATATCACCATTAAACCAATGGTGATTATCAAGACTACGCACGTGCGTAGGAATGATTGGAATCGCTAAACGGAGGAAATCAAGCATAGCTTAGGTATACCGGTATACTAACAGATACAAAATACAACAGGTATACCGGTATAAGCAAGCATATTAATAAAAAAAAGTATACGCTTATACAAATGTATGTATTGACGATTGGTAAATAAAATGCCTCAGACTGTTAAATTGAATGCTTGGGAACAAGAAGCTTTAGAAGAAAGATTTAATCTAATAAATAAAAAATTAATTATGAAAGGCTTTAAACCATTGAAATCAGAAAGTGAAATAGTTCATAAAATATTAGAGATGACAATCAATAAAGTTAATATTACAGAGAACGGAAATTTAAAAATTGATGATTAAATGCACAAAAATAGCTATAAATGCGAAACATTATCAATAACTCTAAAAGCTCCGTTATATATAGCTCATAGGGCAAATTGCAAAAAACTTTCCGCAGTCAGGCACACTATTAGATAGCAGTGTGCCCTATCCTCTCCCATGCCCCCTTACACTCGTCGAAGCTCCTCGCGTGCGTCGGCATTGTCGATTTCGCATAATGCAGATTAATGTTAAATCACGCCGATTTGCTCTGGAGATAGTTGCAAATCGGCTATGTAACATAATCTGGACTACATTATGCGAAATCAGATATAGAAAAATTTGGTATATTTTGCCAATACTAAAAACAAGGGCATAACGAAATATCAATAACTTAGCAGAAAAAATTTATCCTGAATTCGCGCCCGGGTGCGTTTACCAGGTGATACATAATGCCAATCAATTTTAAAAAATGGCATAGAGAAAACGGAGCAGGAAACCTGCTACCAGTAACATTATAAAAAACCTTAAACACCACTTAAAAAAACCTTTGAAATCCATATTTATTCTGACCAATATCGGAGTACTCCGATATTTCTGTATAAGCATACGAAAAGCAAATATTTTTGTATTCAGAGGGGGAAATATTCATATTGTCATTGTGTCAGTTCGTAGACACTCACTTAATATTTTTCTTCTAGTGTTCTTCATTACATAGCAGAACGATAAGCTTTTTTTGTTAAAAAGCTTATGAGCATCAATGATGCTCAATCCGCTGACTCAAGACGTTCTAAAATATATGTGTGATAACGTATATAACGCTGTTTATTCTTTAGCTTAAGATCAAAAAGAAGTTCTTTTTTTCTCTCTTTCGTGACATATAAACCGTTATGAGCACGATACAAATAACCTGTCTCGGTTTTTATACGACTAGGTACGTTAATAGCTCTAACTATTTTCAAATAAAAAGAATAAATAATAGCTGAAATAAACATTCCGACTATCAGTGAAAAGATAAGTAAGTTTTGAAATAGTTGCTGAACAGAAAGAAGGTCAGATGGTGTTAAGTAGTTCATATTAAGCCCTCGGCTTTTGCTTGCTGATATTTAGCTAAAAACTCTGCATCTAGTGATGTAAGTTTTTCTTGTATTGGTTGTTGTTGTGCTTGTAGCTGTGGCTGCTGAAAGTAATTAAAAGGTCTATCACCGTTTTCAATTAATCTTTTACAGTCGCTACTGGAGACATGATTCAGAATTGTTCCCTGCTGAGTGTATGCAACATATTTATTGCCTTTCTTCATACAACCCGCAAATACAGGTTTTGCCGTAACTTCATAGTTAATACTCGGTTGAATGCCTGAATCATCAAATGGCTTGTTGGGATTATATGAAACTTGAACTGTCTGTGGATTAGCTCCAGTAACTGAACCACGATTAACTGTAAGATTCTCAAACCATGCGACACATTCAGGTTTTTCAACATTAGCAGCTTTACGACATTCAATATCAAGATTTGATTGGACTGTTGAACTCTGACCCTGTACAGCAGTATTTTTAGCATCTGTTTTTTCTGTTGTTTTAGTTTGATGTGGCGTACCTGTAGCAATCTGTCTAACAACGTTATTTTCTTTTGAAAATGAACAAGTAAATAAAGCAATACATGCAATTAAGACAGACGTTAAAATCATGATGAAACGCCAAGGCAATCGGCGTTTATGTGTATGAGCAGTTGAAGAACGATAATATTTATAAAGATCACTAGGGAATACAAAAGTCGATTTAACTTCGGCAGTAGCTTTATTTTTAAATGCGTTAGGGTCAATCTTTACAGTTGACCATTCATATTGAGTAGATCGCTTAAGACCAAAAGAATTAACTAGATGTCTATGGTGACCAGTAACAGCACGAAAGGTCTTATGAACAAGGTCTGGAAACTGTGTAATCCCGACAATATCAAAGCCACGATGACGATGTATTGTTAAGTCTTTAACAATCGGATCAACTGCGCGAGATTCAGAAGAAAATACAGGAATATTCTGAATTTCATCATAAACAACAAATGAGCCGTCAGGTAATTTACGCCAATCAGCATCAGCCGGAATCGGTCGAATCGTATCAATTTCAAGCCCAGCAATATTTGTATAAATGGTTCTAACAGGACGAACTTTATTTAGTTTTAGATTATGTTCATTATTAACTCGTTCAATAATTTCATTATAAAAAATAGAGCGAGAAAAATATTCTTCTATACGTTCAGATGATTTTAAGAAATCAAAATAGGTATTATCAAAATGAAAAACCTGTTCTTTTAGATCAACACCTTGGCCTACTTTTCGAACACAATATAAAAAATCATCAGATATTTTTTTATCCTGGATAACCTTTAAATTAGTTTCATATATTTTGGGATTAAGAATGATATTTTTCTGATTAGTTTTTTCTAACTGAACAATATCACGAACATTAATTAAAGTTTTTCCTGCACCTGGAGTGCCAGTATCTAAACGTATCATTTTAAATCTTCTTTAATGCCAAATTACCAGCATTCAGTGAAAGTCTAGTCACAATTGCTGCAAGTACAGTTGAAAAGAAAATATCAAATCCAGCTAAATGAAGGATTGCAATCAAGTCACCCGGTATTCCATACGCTTGCTGTTGAACAGCATTTACAGCCTGTTGAAAAGCGACATAGGAAATTGAAGAAGTAGTAAGAGCAAGACCAGCGCCAGTGAGAATATTTTTTAACGTTCCCTTTTGAATACTTTGTAAAATAGTAGATAAACTCATTCTGTTTTTACTCCACCAATAATTAAAGCAGCCACAAAAAATCCAACAAAGATAAGAACAGGCTTTGCAGTTGATACTGTTGTACAAATTGGCTCATATGAAATTGGCATCTTGATAACACCAACACCCATGTTTATTTCAGCTTGTCGATCATCAGGACACATGCCACCGAAAGCTATATCTGTGTCTATATCTGGTTGTTCCTGATCAGGTATATCTAGTTCTGTATCTTCATTTTTCTCAGACGTAGCCCATTCTTTGGCTTCTGCCCATGACTGAGAAATTGAATTAGCCCATGAATCTGCTTTTTGATTCGCTGTATTCCACCAACTCGTGAGCGTAATCGGGAATGAAATTACAGTTTGAGCAGCTTCACAGACGAGCGGTGCCCAGCCGCAGAATGCTGGAAATTCTAGCTTTATGTTTGTGACATTCGGTTTATCAGGATTCTGTGTTTGTTCACCCGTTGCAGTGTTTTCTGCTTCAATCGCTTTTGATGCTTCAAGTTGCTGAATAATTGGAGCAGCTTTAGCACTGTCATTTTCTGCTTCATTAATTACATCTTGTGCAGCAGCAGTAATCGCTTGTTGTGCTGATGCGTCACCGGCAGCAGCATTAGAAATTACTTTTTGAGCAACAACATCAAGAGGCAAATATTTTTCTTCTTTTTCAACTTCACCGACTACAACACCTGTGACAGTAAGAGTATCGCCATTATTGAAAGTACAAGTTGCATTACAATTTTCATCTAAAGGACCTGTCGAGACAGATTCATAACCTAGTCTTGTTTTAGCAGTATTACAGATCGCAGAAGCAGAAGAACCACGAGAAAAACCACCAGCAGCAGAATAAGGACCAGAACAATGCGAATCAGTGTTTGTTTCATAATAAACAATGCGATTATGGGCAGGATCTAAAACCCAGTCGACAGCTCCGAGCAACTGTTCGACAGCAACTGAAAGCGCATAACCCGCTGCACCGCGAGCAAGAACTTTGGCAACTTGTGTAGGATTGGGCGTTATTTTTGCAGTGCCTTTAGCAATTTTTGAAGCACCATTTAAGATGATTTCTTTTGTTCCATTGACAATTGCCGAAGCGCCAGAAGCTACTGGAGAACCTAAAGACCATCCGCCCAAACTTGCAGCATTGGCTTGTGTAATTAAATTAAAATAAAGAGTGAATGCAAAAAAGACAGAAAGAAACTTTTTCATTTAATCACTCTCCATATCCCGTGTAATGCAATCCAAGGCACAATGACCAGTAACCAGTAAAAAATAGATGCTTCTTCCATACTCCCCCCTTAAATGAAAAACCCTGCCGAAGCAGGGAATTTCGAGCACTGATTACTTTGCACGTTTGACGTAAGCCCAACCCAAAAGCAACGCAACTACACCAGCGAGAATTGTTAGAATTGACAACACACCAGAAGAAACACCGCCCATTTCTGTTGAAATCTCAGTAAAGAGATCAGCAACACCAGCAGCATTAGCACTTGATGCAATTACCATTGTTCCTACAGCAGCACCAGCAGCGGCAAAGGTAGGACAATGACGTTGGAACCAAGTCTTTTTAACTTGAGCAACTGGAGCTTTAATTACTTCTACGTTTTTGTAAGTCATGAGGATTTTCCTTATTTGCTCTGGTGGTAGATGAGCATAATGAAAGACCACCCAATCAAAAGGACGTAGATACCCGCTATCGGTGTTAAGATAATGAGAGCATCATCCTTTGTGATTGCTAACTGGTCGATTACAGACTTGTATTCGACCCATTTAAGGCAGGCATTTGTGCTCTCTTCGACAATTTCACAGATGCTTGCCATTCCTTAAATTCTCTTAGTACAGTTATAAAAATGGACACAGTATTGAGCATGTATGCTGAACTGTTTGCCACACTTCTTGCACTTATACATAAACTGTGTCATATTAATTATTACAGTAAGTTATTGATTTTTAACATATTATACATTATGCGAAATAGTGTATATTAAGTATCTGTTTTACATAGCTTATTTAATTTGTCGATCTGAACTTGCAGATCATTTTGCAAACCACGTAAAGACGATTTATCTATAAAAGACTCATGATGGTTAGCTAACATATATTGAATATGTACCTGGGCTTTATTTAAGCCAGTAACAATTTCATGAATCTCTTGAAGTTCGTTTTTTGTCATGGCTGTTTCTTCGGCAACGGCTTAACACTGAAAATCTGCATTTCAGAGCCAAACTTAGTTTGTGACTCAGTAAATTCAATTTCGACTTCTTGGCCGTTATCAGCACATTCTTCTAAAATGGCTTGAATCTGCTCTAGTGGCATCATCCCAGCAGTTGGCTTTAAGTTATATTTAACTGGCGAAAGAACTGTCGTAGACAAATAACAAGTTGGTTCACCGGTCTTTTTATTCTCACCACGATATACGGAAGGAAAAACAGTTCGTTTATTAAATGATACTTGCATGGTAAAAGCCTCCTCAGGCAACTAGATATAAGCCACGTTGTTTAGGGCTATATGATGAAACTGGTATTTGATAATCAGCCGGCTGTTGATCAGCCATTTTTAATTCAAATAAGCGTACGAACGGAATCACTTTGCCGTTAGGATTCTTGGCAAGATTTTGTAAATGACCCATTGATATTTCACAATTTTCTAAATGCTTTAAAGCATCATAATAAGTACGCTCGTTATAAAGCTCTTTAGTAGCCTTCAAACCGATCTGTCGTATCAATGAATAAAACTTCATTGCGTTATTAGCTCTTGTATAACTTGGCTTACCTGTCTTTGTATAAGTAACTAATCTCGACTTAAATAATTCAAGAATTTCAGCATCATTTGAAAAGTTCATATATTTGCCCTTCATTCGATCTAATATCGGGTCAAAAGCTACGTGCCAGAGGCGTAGCAATAATTCTGGCTCTTGATGTTGCAGCTTAATTAGCTGGTGCAAATTAGTAGGTATGCCATTTTTAGACATATAAGTTTTAGTAATACGAGCTTCTAATCGAATGACAGCATTAGCAAAAGGCAAAGCATTATGCATAGCGCAGACTAAGGATTTAGAACGTTGACAGCCCTTATCTGCTCTCTTTTGAATCTTAAATAACTGGGCTTTAACTTCTTCAAATTTACCGTAAGCCTTCGGACGTATAGAAGCACCATCATTGCCCCATGAAATGAAGTTCTCATATTTAATTTGACGAGCTTTACGATGACCAGCAGCTAGATTAGCCATGTAATCTAAAGTAGGCTGAACCATTGATTGATGAGGTAAACGAACAAGATAAGTAGTATCAACACAAAGAACTTGAATATTCTCTAAATCAAGAATTGGAAGTAATTGAGGAAAAGCTTCAAATAACATTCCGAGCATTTGATCAGAACCAAGTTCTATAGACTCAAAGCCATAAACGTTATGACCCTGCAAGAGCTTAAGAGGAGAAGCCTTGATTTCAACATACGGAACAGTGTTCATTGTATTTGTATAAAACTTCATAGCCATATCAGTGTAATCGCTTGGGAGCGATTCGTAAGGGTGATACAACTCCCCTGTCGTTGTGTACCCATCGTCATCTTTAGAGACA